GATAAGGTTAAGGACGTCTCAAGGCGGCCGGAGCTTAATTTAGAGACGCCCCTCCGTTTTGAAGAACGGAGAAAACGAAAATTTCTTACAACATCGACCCAACCCCCTGAGCAACGCGTAATGCGTTGGCGGGGATGGCGAGTTGCGGCAGGAAGAGTTGTGCCACTTTCAACAACTGTGGGGCATTTCGCAGGGCTATTCCAAGCCCGCTTTTGATCTTTCCGAGGATCTCCTTGATATGAAGGGGATTTTCGTGAAATTGCTTGACGGTCTTAAGGATCTCGATGGCTCGAATGAGATCTTGAGTTGTGGCGTCGCTGACCTCGGCATCCCTCCAATGCGAGTCGGTTTGATATTCGACGGAATAGAGGATTGAGAGGTCTGCCAAAGCGCCTGGGTAAGATGTGCCGCTGTCTCCGGCTGTGACGGTGACGGCAAAACAGCTCCAGGCCATCGGCTCGGGATTGTGGATGGCGGAAAGTTCTCCGTTAATGAAGCGGAACGGTGTGAGAATCTCTGTGTCAACGACGTCTCGAGGTTTCTCGAACCCGTAGATGCCACGTTGGAAATCCATACGTTCACTTCCGATTTCGCTGCACAGTTTTCCGTATGGGTCTCCTGTTGACATTGAGGAGTACCATCCGACTCCCTTGTTGCACTGCCGTCCGACACAGGCGCCTCCGACGTTCAAGATGGTGGTCTTGGGTGATAGCATCAACGCAGCGCCGACACAACGAATTCCTTCGATGTCGGTGGCTTGGGCCCAAATGTCTGGCACTGCTTGGATGCCGAACAAGGGTCCTGATGCGGTTTCAAACTCCATAACCATCTGAAAATTGCCGGTGGAACCGTCTGATGACTGAGCGCAAGAGAAAGCGTAATATGCCGTGTTCTGGAGAGCTACCACAATGGTTCCGCCGGTGAATGGTTCGCTTGATTCTTGCTGCCAGTCCGTATCGCCGATTTGTCTCCAAACAATGAGCATGTTGGAGGGACTCGGCGACCCGCTGGAAACTTGAAAGAACACGATTGGCGTTTGGCCATTGTACACTTGCGAATAAATGGCTTTCCGTCCATTCAAGTCCACTGCAAAGTACGTGTCTCCGTGGGGTTGGTAGGCTGACCGTGACGAGAAATATTGGGGAGCAAGGTTGTAAGACAATTGTTGCGATCCGGTCACCACCGTTGCGGAGGTTGTGAAGCCGTTCTGGGTATATTCGGTGCCTCCTCCGTTGAAGGAGTAGCTGAAGAAGGCTTCGTACAATGCTTGTTCTCCTGCGACATTTTGCAACCAACGAACGGAACTGTAGAGCGGCGATCGAGAAATCGCTGCAAAGTATTGCCCGTTTGGAACGACGGCGTTTGTTTGAGTTCCGGTCCAATCGGCGGTTTCGAGTGAGTACGGTCCTGCGAGAGCAGTGCGCGTGGCGTTCCAATCTGGCCACCTTGCTGGTGGCGTGACGACTGGCAAGGCGATGGACAATGCAATCGACTTCGAATTGGCCTTGGCCCCCGAAGAGGCAAGCGCCCTTCCGACATCGTTCTGCGTCGCTCGAAAGCGTGGATCGCGTCGCGTTGGTCTGGACTGCCGTCCAGATCTTGCGACCCGAACCACGACTCCTGGTCTGTTAGCGTTTCGTCCTCTTCTAGGAGTTGGCGCTGTGACGACTTGGACTGTTGGTGGGTTTCTCTGTTTCTTTGAACGTTGTTGTCGTGGTTTTGCTTCATGTCCTGACATGTTTGAAATAGACAGTTGCATTCTGAGGTGCTGTCTTTCGGCCGGCTATCGTGCGGCCACCCTTGGAAGAGCAGTGATGTCAAAAGACGTCTCTTCTTCAGTTTCGACGGCCAAGTTTAGCTCGTTGGCTGAGCTTGGCCAGTTTAACGACATGGTGGTCGGCGAGCGCTCATGCGCAGATTATTTCGTCAATCCAGTTCCCGCAGAATAATACGGGTAGCTGTTGGATCGCGGAGACTCGGCGTATGAATTCGAACACACATAAATTGGAATTTTCAAGCTGATATATGTTCGAACGTCGCCAAATAGAGTCGGCTAGCAGCGCGTCCATCATTTCGAAGTATCGGGGGTAATCGCAAGCATAAGCTCGCGACGGTTTCGCCGTGTCTCCGTAAATGAGCTGGTTCTTCGAGCTGATGGGGATGGGTTTGGCTCCTTGGCTGCATCTCGTCATGCACTCAACCACTACTGACATGTGCGGTATGTGTTTGACGATGTTGCGCCATCCCAAAGCGACGCCGGCCATCCAGCCCTTGGTGTCTGGTTGGTCGTCGAGGCTGAACCCGATTTTTGGGAAGAAGCGAGCGGCCTGCGGTCCTGCGACTACAACTGGGCCATCGGGACCCAAGGCTGGGTATCCCATGGCGCCATTGAAACATACGGCCCAAGGTGACGTCCGCACGTTGATTTCTGCCGTCATTCCCAGCCGCAGCATGCGATTGGCCGTGTTCTCGGCGAATTGTGGGAAGAACCCGTTGTATGCGACCGCAGTGTCATCGCCGTTGATTTTCAGAGCGTAATCGGTTATGCCTTCGCTATTCAAGCAGTAACTCCACAACAGGAAATTGATATACGAATTCCCTAATGTTGTGTTGGGATCGCCGCTGTTGCGCCGGAACTTCCAGCGCGCTGTGGCGGTGGTGATACCGCGAACTTGCAATTTTGCGCGATTGTCCCACTGCTTGTAGTAGGCTGTGCGAGCGCTTGGATGCCGGGCGATTCCGAGAGCTTCGTAGAGGTCGGCTTCCTCTCTTAGCAAATGCTCAACGAGTGTTTTGTCGTATTTGCTGAAGTCAGAATCAAGCCAGTTACTGAAACGGTGCAAATGCCCAAATGCAGTCCCGAGAGCTTCGGCGTTCAAGCCGCTGCAAAACTGTGTTCGGAACTGAGTTGGCCGGCTTCCATCGTCGTTCAATTTCTCCTTGAGCCACTTTTGCGCGGCGCAGATGAACGGTCCGAGTTGCGTCAGAGGGCGCAAGTCAGAAAGCGCAGTGATGATGCGCGCGGCAAATTTTTGGTTGTCTCCGAAAGCAACCATCTCCTTCGTCAGCATCTCGTGTTTCAAAAACACTTTTCTGTTGAAGGAGCGCGCGTCATAGCCATGCAACTTATATTGCAGTTCACTCTGTATTAAAGCATTGCGCTTGGAAGGTGGAAAACGGTTGACCCAATACTCGAATTCCCACGGTACGACCTTGTCGGAATTCTGTTTGGTGATAAGGTTGCGCACGGTTTTACAAAAGTACCTGAATTTTTCGATCTCGTTGGCGTCGGGCGTTGGGTTCGTGCTGAGCTGTCGACTTGACGCTGAGCAGGCCATAGTGACAGAACTCATCTTTGTCACTTTAGGAAAGCGGGCTGGGAATCCTATCCCTTGGAGCGTGGCTCCGGGTTGGTCGCCAGTGTCGACAAACCGTTTCTCCTTCCATGTGACGCCGGGATCGAAATCGCTGGATTTGGTGGCGGCTATGGCCTTGAGCTTGAATGGCTTAACCTTCCAGCTTTGGTCGATGTACATTCGCGCGTCCAATCCGTTGTTCCAAACAAAATTTTTGATATCCCTGGGGATGGCGGCGGTCTCGTCGCAAATGCCGCAAGCGGCGTGACGGGTTCTGCCAGGCGTCCCGGGTTCGCAAGTTCGCACGATGAAGTGGCCGTTGTCACACTTCGTTTGGTTCCAGCAAGCCGTGCAATACCCCGGCTTTCTGGAAAAGTGTCCGCACTCTTTCCCTCGCACCTCCCACGTGGGCATGTTTTCGAACTTAATCGTGGTGAGAGGAATGGTGACAAGACCAACGGTAGTGGCTTCAGAAATAATCTCGCTGCGAAACATGCCTTGGGGGTGGAACTTTCGGTCCACGCGTGTGGCACTGTCTTGCGCTTTCGTCACCTCGCGCCAATAGTGGTGTAAATGGCCGGCTGCGCTTATCACCAACGGGCTAATGTCGCCATAGTAATCGAGTTTCCGCTCCGCTTCGGTCTTGCTCTTCCCTTCTCCAGTTCCAGCCTGAACGTGGCTGTAATAGAATGGAGCTGAAATTTGCGTTTGAAAGTTCGCGCGGAAAAGTTCTCGGGTGGTGATTTCGGTGCTGAAGCCTTGAACCAGCGCGACTATGGAATCGGGCAAGTCGCATAACTGGATCGCGTAAGAAATGCGTTCGACAAAACCGCGCCATGTTCGTTCCGTAACTGGCATGATGGCGACGTGCGCTCTGTCTTTGCCGGTCCGTTTTCGGTAATCGTAGCAATAACACCTGTTTATGAGCTTGTCCTCGCTCATTATCGAGCGTTT